AAGTTACCAACTCTAAAGTTACCGTCTTGGTCAGTAGATGAGTAGAATACTCTTCCTCTATCTGCCTCAAAGACTTCATCGTTAGGGTCAGCAGCCTGTGATGGTGTGTTAGGATAATTTGTTGTTGAGAAACCACCTGTACCAACTGATAAGAAATCGTGACCAGTCAATCTAATGTTTGAGTAGTTACTTCTTAAAGTTGCAGTTTCAGAGTGTGTAGGTTTATTAGAAGTTGTAAATTTAGGGTTAACTCTAACAAGACCAGCACCACTTGAATAACCTGTTACTGATACAACATAGTAAGCCTGTCCAGTTATTCCAGCAAACTCAACTATGTCACCACCTGTAGGTGATTTAGATAATCCAGTTAATCTGACAAACGCAGTTCCAGCACTTGATATTTCAGCATAACCATCACCAGTTATCGTTGCAGTAGTTGTTTCTGTTTTATATCCAGAACCAGCACTTGATACCGTTGTTTGTGAGATAACACCATTACCAATATATGAAGTTGCAGTAGCAACCGTACTTGCGTTAGGGTCAGTAATTGTTACGGTTGGTGCAGAAGAATATCCTGCCCCACCATCTAATATAAGAATTTTTGAAACTTGTTGATTTTCTACAACTGCTCTTGCGAGTGCGTCTCTTGTAGGAGAACCACCACCAGATAATACTACTCTAGGTTCAATTTCATATCCTGAAGTTGTATCAAAAGAAGAAGCGGAAGATAAACCAGAGTTTACGAATACATCAAATCCAGCAGTACCGTTTTCTTTTTGTATCGTACAAGTTTTTGTTGAAGCAACATAGTCTGCGATAACACCTGTGTTACCATAACCTGTTCCAGTATAAACCGTAATTCTCATTCCGTTATAGAAATCGTCTGGTTGTGTATCAGAAGCGGCAAGTTTAATTGTACTTGCAGTTCCAGATTGTGCAAATCCTGTTGTAGTAAAGTGAGTAGCACCATTTGTTGCCATTTCAATATACTTAACAGCACCGTTTGCAATATTAGCAGTAGCGCCACCAGAGGCACCAGAACCTGCAAGTGAGATTGTAGCAGAAGAATAACTTTCTCCAGCGTATTGTAATTCTAATCTACCAATACCTGAACCAGATACTAATACTCTTCCAACTTGAGCCTCATTATTTCTTAAATCAACATTACCAGTATATGGAGTTTCGTTTGCGTCAATACCAGCGGCAGTTGAACCATACTCTCCATATGAGTTGTTTGAATTTAGTGAACGAATAACACCACCACTATCTGCAAGATATCCGTGGTGTGCGTAATATGTGAATACTGATACTAATTCTGATTTTGCGTTTGCAAGTACCCATACACCTACTCCACCAGAAGTAATTTGTGTAAAGTCATTTGCAAGTATAGAACGGTTACCAGCGTTATGTAAAGCACCATCAATCTTAATACCTACTGAACCTGTTCCAAAGTGTGAGCAGTTTTGAATGAATGGTGATTTAGATGTAATATGAGTTGAAGTATCGCCAACACCAGTTCCTGGGTCTAATGCAAATACAACACCACTTCTAGTAGCACCGTCAGTAGTAGTAGGTCTTGCGACACCGTTTGCGTCAGCAGTAGTCATAGTTCCTAACATACCACTAAATGTAAATCCAGCGAATGTAACACCATTTCTAACTCTGAACATATCTGCTCTTGCGTTAGGTGTGTTAGTTAATCCAGTAGCAGTAGAATTTCCTGAAGCAGGTACAACTCTAGTACTTCTTAAACCATCACCAATAACCTGTGTGTTTGCACCAACCACGATAGGTAGTGCCTCTGAATATTCACCAGTTTTTACATATAAAGTTTTGTTTGTTGTAGCGGTAACATTAGCATTCATCCAAGTCATTGCGTAAGCAATTGTTAACCAAGGTTTGTCTAATGAAGTTCCTCTACCTGTATCAGTTGAAGGGTCTGTATCAGCACCGTGTTTAGCAACATAGTAAACATTTGCTGATGTTCCTGGAACTGCCCAAGAAATATCAGTACCATCTGATACTAAAGTTGAACCAGTTGTTCCAATACCTAATCTAATATTTTGTGTAGCGTTTCTAGTTAATAGGTCACCTCTTGTAGTAGTTACATAGTTACTATCACCTTCTGCAAGTAAATTCCAATATGTTCCACCACTATCGTTATCTGGTCTGTTTGCAGTTGCAGCCGTATGAGCAGAAACAGCAATATAAGAAGATGAACCATATACAACACCATCGCCAGGTGCATATTCAGTTGTACTTGCCCAAGTGTTTCTCCAAGTTAAACCTTCGTTTAGTTTATCCCAAGTTGCAGTTGTTGTTGGTACAATACCAGTTGCGTCTGTTTTTGCAACATATGTATGACCACCATATCTAACTACATCACCAGTTTTGTATGCAGTACCACCAGCATATGTTCCAACCATTTTGAAACCAGTTGTTAAAACTTTCCAATATGTGGCGTTGTTGTAAGGTGTTTGACCTGTTGATTGTTGTTCGGCAAGATAATTATATCCACCATATGTAACAATGTCTCCAGCCTGATAGGCAGTAGCAGAGTTATAAGAATCCTCAAACTCTAGTCCAGAAACAAATACATTAAATTTTGAAGTATCTATAGTAGAAGCACTTGTATGTTCTACGGTACAGATATAAACATTGGCACCATATTTCGCAAGGTCATTAACTTTATATGCTGTGGCAGCCGCATATGTACCAGTCCAATTAAACCCTGGAACGAATGATGTCCATTTTGAATTGTCGTCATATAAATCTGATTGTGAAGTGTGAGCAGTATTACAAACATATGTTGAACCACCCCATTGGACTACATCGTCTACTTTGTAAACGGTAGTTGCCGCCCAAGCACCTTTCCATTCTTGCCCTGCCGCCATCTTTTTCCATTTGACTGACGCCAAGTCTGTTGCAAAAGTTCCACCTGTGTGGTTAACCATTGCGACAAAAGTATTTCCACCGTGTCGGACTACATCGTCTTTAATATAGACGGTTGTTGTTGCCCAATCCCCTTTGAAGTGGAATTTAAGTCTTCCTAAAATAAAATCTGCCATTTTTATCTCTCTCTTTTAATTCTTTGTTTTACAAGTACCTGTTAATATTGCTGTCGGTGTAATAACTTCCACCACTTGGTGTCCAGTTACTACCAGTTGTACTAGTAGCATTTTCACCAGTTGCGTATGTGTAATCGTTTTGGTATCTAGCGACTAACATACCATCATCATTTAAAAAATAGAACAATTTTAAACTATCAAATCTGGATTGTTGATACTTTCTAAATTGTGCATTGGTTTGATAGTGAACATCTGTTCCTTCATTATGGTCACTTTGTAATGAGTTTTGGTCAGTTGAACCATCACTCGCCTTACCTAATGCCATACCTTCAAAACCATTAAAACCAAAACCTTCGCCACTATTAACTTCAACACTATCATTACTATCTAATTTTACCTTTGTGTAAACTAATAGTCCATTTACATCACGGTTAAGGGCGTGCATAGCAAACTCGTTACTAATTTGAGCACCTGAAGCGTCTACGGCAACTGCCTGGGATGCTCCTGTTGGTAATGCTAATGCCATTTTTTAATCCTCTTTGTTATATTTATACTATTTTTAATCTTATGTATTCTCTAATACCGAAATAAATGTATCGGTGTTTGTAATACTTGAAACTACTCTAATTTTGTCGTTTGCCTCTAAATTTACAGGTTTATCTAATATAAAAGTATTGTTTTGTGGGACTTTAATTCCTGATAACAAACTTCTATAAGTTGTGCCACCATCTATTGTAACTTTTACATCTATATCTGCTTCTTGCGAAGCATTTGTGTTTGAAATGTAAACAGCGTGAAGAACGGCAGTACCATTTGACGGTGCAGTATATACATCTGCTGTTGCGTCATCTGTAGTAGGATTTGCCTGTCCTGCATTTTTAAAAGCACTTGCCATTTAATCTATCCTCCAAATACAACAGCAAAGGCAAGAATATCTCCTGTCAATGCAAGTGTACCACTTGAATTTGGTAGTTTAACCGTTCTATCACCAGTCGGGTCTTCTACCGTTAAAGTTGTTTCAAAGGCGTCTGGTGTAGCACCTTCAAAAATTATGTTTGCGTTATTCATTGTCAAGTCTGTAGTTGCAACAGCACCAGCCTGTAGGACTGATTGTATGTTTACAGCACTTGCACCACCAACTTCTTTAATTGTTGATGAATTTGATTTTGTATAAAACTTACCATCTGCAACATTCATTGCCAATTCACCTATTTCTAAATCAGAAACACTAGGTACAGCGGCAGAGGTAAAACTTCTTTTTGGTTTAATTACGGTAGACATTAGAATATACCACCATCAATTGTAGTAACAGCAACATCACCACTTGTTACGGTAAAGTTATTAGTACTAAAAGAAGCCACTCCTTTATTTGTTGTTGACGCCTCTTCTCCAGCAATTGTAATTGCAGAACCAGAAGCAGTTGTATCAATTCCTTCTCCAGCAGAAATAGTTAATGTTCCAGACAATCCAACTGAACCAGTACCAGTTTCACCAGCAAGTGAAATATTAGGGTCAGATAATTTTGAGTTAGGTATAGAACCTGCCAACATAGCAGCAGTAATTCCTAATGCCTTAACTTGTAATGCGTCTGATACTACTTCTATTGAAGAGTTATCTACATTAACATCTAAAGTATTTCCTGCTTTTACCATAGCCGCACCAGCGACTACTTGACCAGCACCAGAGAATTGTGATACAGGTAATTCAGTATTACTTGAAAGTGTACTATCTGTTATTACAGGAGTACCATTGTGAGTAAATACATAACCGTTATCACTATTAGCAGTACCTTCTTCTACGAAAGTAAATGTACCACCAGTAATATCTGAACCAACATTTGCGTCTTGAGCCCTTGTTAGTCTCCAGTTAGTAGAATTAGTTCCAACTATTTCTACAATATAAATTCCATTTTGTCTTGCCTCTGTTTGGTCTTTAACTAATACTCTATCGTTAAGTGATAAAGTAACACCGTCTATTGATAGAGCGGCCTGTGTTCCAGAGTTGTCTAGTCTTCCATTTGATTGGTCATAAGTAGCAGCCAAGTTTGCAGTTGTAGCAACTCTTGTACTATCTTTAACATCTAAACCAGATGAAGCACTATCAACATATTCTTTTGTTGCCAAACTATCAGCGGCAAAACCACTTCTGTCTTTATATCCACTTGGTACGGTAACCGTTCCAGTTCCGTGTGGAGTTATAGTAACATTTTTATTACTTGCAGTTGTTGAAATGTCTTGACCATTTAAAGTTAAGTCATCAACTTCTAAACTATTAAGTCCAGCGATATCTTGTTGTGTAGCACCAAGGTTAACACTTGAAGTACCAATTGTTACTCCTTGATTTGCAAGTTTTACATTTGTAACTCCACCATCTGTAAGTTGAGTTGTTCCAATACTTGCGTCTTGTACTTTTATAGTAACCGTGTTTGCAGTTACAGCAGTATCAATCGTTCCATCACCAGTTAAAAGTAATGTTGCGTTTGTACCATAGTTAATTGTTGAACCAGCACTATCTTCTAATGTAAGTGTTGTATCTACATCGTCAAATCCTAAAGTAGTGTTTGAACCTGAACCAGATATAACTTTTAAAAATTGTCCTGTATTACCAGCACCATCTGGTAAATAAATTGTAGATGAATTTGTTAGTGATAATGGAGCCTTAATAACAACATTGTTTGAACCGTTGTTAGTTGCCTCATTAAAAGTAATTTGACCAGAGTCCGTATTTGAGTTACCAAATACTAATTGGTCAATTGCGTTATTTGAATCCGTTGTGATTAATTTTTCGGCAGTTGCCTGTCCGTTTGTACTAGGAAATAGTGAGGTAAAATATTTACCACCAATTACATCAATACTATTTGCATTTCCACTACCATCTACACCACCAGTACCAACAAATAATCTATCTCCAAGATTACCCGATGTACCAGTACCATATGTTAACGCCAATTCACCAAGTTTAAGTGTTCCTGGTGCCGATGTTCCTGTACTTCTTTTTATTCTGATTATTGTTGACATAGTGCTTTACCCTTTAAAAACTTCCGCCGTTTAGTGTTATTGAACCTGTGGTAGTAGATATCTCGTCTCTCACAACAAACTTATCACTTGTTGCCGAGTATTGTATCATAGAACCATCAGCCAAGGTACCAGCGTCTACATCTGCCAGTAATCTCAACTTTAAAGTAGAATTGGTTACAGCCGTTTGAGACTGAGCCCCAGCAGGCATAGTAACTGATACTTGTTGCGGTCTGGATATTGTACTATCTATTCTTGCTTTAATTTGCGCCACTTGGTTTTCTCCCTTAATTGTTAATATTTATAACCGAAGGGTCTTCAAAACTTACTAGTATTTAGAAAAATTTAAATAGTAACATTTGGGCGTATAGTTATTATGCCTTCAATAACTCTTGTAATCATTCCGTCAGAGGTTCTAGTGACCTCTACATCATAAACATATCTCGCAGGTGCGTCAAGGGCACTTGTCTGAGCCGCAGTTAGTGAAAGTGTAATAATACCTGTTGTAGGGTTAGCAATCGCAGTTGTGATAGTTGTTCGTGTTTTAGTACTTTCGTACCCTTTTGCCATCTTAGCAGCCGCTGTATGACCTGTAAGGTCAAACATAGCGCCTTCATTTCCTGCAAGAGTTACATTACTAGAGAATGTTGTTCCCTGGTCTATCCTTAAATTAGCAATCGCCGCCATTTTCTATTCCGTTTTTTCTGTTTTAACTTCTTCGGTAGTCTCTGGAGCTTTGACATTTGGGTCTATTCCCAAAAAGTCGCAGATTTTAGCATTGTAATAATTTATCAATACATTAATCTTTTCCGCCTCAACTTCTAACCTTGCACGATTTTGAACCAACTCTTGTCTCGCAATTACATAATTTTTAGTCTTATCGTCAAAAGTGTTCTCATCGTACTCTTTACCATTTATCTTAATAGCCATAATTTATCTCCTTATATTACTATTTATACTGATTCCAGTATCATACTTTATTTCTTTATCATAATAACCTCTAATATCTGGTATCATTCCTTTCATTTCACTATCTGGGAATGCTTTAATAATAGGGTCATATATTTCTTTACTTTTATTATATGTTTCAAAGTATGGGTCATTGCTATACAATAACGCCTCATCATTTAATAAGTCATAAAACTTATCTCCATAATCTCTCTCTATCCATTTTGCATAACATATCGCTACACAATAACTTTTCGCTGGGTATATAAACTTATCAACTTTTTCGTTCCAATGTCTAATCGCCCAATCTATAATATCTTTCTTATCCCATATGAGAGATATTTCTTTATCATATAAAGTATCCGAGTGTGTCGGATTCAATCTATGGTA